CACATCCCGTTGTGAACCTTTACAAGATAAGGTATAAGCACAGGGATATGCCGCCGGACTACGTTGGCTTCGCCGACAAGTGGGCACATGACGAGAAGCAAGCAGTCAGCTACGTGTGCAGGAATCGACCGGACAAGCAAGGCAACTGCACCACCAAGAAGAATGCATCTATTACCATTCTATCGGTAGAACAAATCGATCCGGAACCTCAATGACTTACATCCCTCAGAACAAGTTGGCACAATGGCGGAAGGACAATGCACCTGACCGGTGCCCGATACTTGATCGGGTGACCGATGATCTGGTGGTTGACCACGACCACATCAACGGCGAGATACGGGGGGTGATAAGCCGTGAGGCTAACACTATGCTAGGTAAGATTGAAAACATTCACCGGAGTATTTGTAAGGGTGATCCAAAAGATTTGCCGCAGGTCTTGATCAACGTTGTTGATTATTTAAAGGCACCGTCATCCGGCATACTGCATCCGGTTGGCATCAAGCAGTTGACCGCAAGGTTCAAGCGGAAGCTCAACAAGCAAGAACAAGAGTTTGCACTGCGGAAGTTAGGTGCAAAAAAAGATGAAATAAAATGTTGCAAGAATGTGAACGACCGTTCAAACTTATATCGCTCACTAATAAAAACCATATACACAAACCATGAGTGAAGAAAAAACTAAACCTAACCTACGGGTTAAACTATCAGCGATTCAAGGATCGCTTAAAGCCCCCAAGGGGCAGACAAATAAGTTCGGTGGATACAACTACCGATCAGCAGAGGACATACTAAATGCAGTCAAGCCATTGCTTGGCGAGTGGAAATGCTCTCTTGTAATCAGCGATGAGATTGTGGAAGTAGCCGGACGTATTTACGTTCGTGCTACAGCAACCATAGCTGACAACGATTCCGATCAGGCTATATCTACCAATGCATTTGCACGGGAGACTGAGACCAAGAAAGGAATGGATGAGGCACAAGTAACTGGGTCGGCATCAAGCTATGCCCGTAAGTATGCTCTCAATGGATTGTTCGCTATCGATGATACGAAGGATCCGGATGCCCTGAACACACACGGCAAACCAAACGAACCAAAAACAAAAACACCTAGCTTAGAGGAGCTAATATAATGGAAAAGAAGTATGACAATACTAACGGGGGAGCACTGTTCCCCAATGACCGCAAGGAAAAAGAAACTCACCCCGATCTACGTGGATCAATTAACGTAGGCGGTGTCGATTACTGGATCAAGGCATGGAAAAAAGAAGCCAAGTCCGGTGTCAAGTTCCTGTCCTTGGCTGTCAATCCAAAGGATGAGGCGGTAGCCAACAACAGTCCTGCCGTTAATTCAGATCCCTTTTAATAAGTGGAGCCGGATATAACATTCGACAAGGAATGGTGGGAACAGTTCCGCCGTGACGAGATCGAAGAGATACTTAAACTCACCGGAGTTAAGAACTCTGATTACACCGGCGGCAAAGGATGTGACAATCCGTTTGCTAACTTCGATGGATCAAAAGAGTTCGGCATTGACCCATTACTTGGTGTTGCCATCCGGATGCAGGATAAGTTTCAAAGGCTCAAAGCCTTTTGCAAAGACGGAGAGCTATCCCTTGACACTAAGGGGGATACGATTCGAGACATCTACCGCGACCTGATTGGCTACAGCCTTATCAGCTTGGGGATTGTCGAACGAAGCTCTAATTAAATTCGTGGTAAAATAGGATGTAGTCTCGACATGGGGTCGG